GTACTTGTAAACTTCCAGAAGAACTACTTACCAAACTATCTAGACTTGGAAAGAATATGGACAAGGTGAGTGAAGCGGCTCTTGAAGCTGGTGGAGAGGTTGTGCTGGATAAAGTGAAAGACAATCTAAAAAGCGTGTTAAGCGGTGAGTCCACAGGCGAGCTTGTTTCCTCGCTTGGTCTATCTCCTGTAAAGGTAGGTAGAGACGGAAACTCGAATATAAAGGTCGGTTTTTCAGAGCCTAGATCTGATGGTAAGTCCAATGCTATGGTGGCCAACATTCTAGAATATGGCAAAAGCAATCAAGAGGCTCGTCCCTTTCTTAAACCTGCAAAGAAACAATCTAAAAAAGCGTGCATTGATGCAATGAGTAGGACTATTGAGGAGGAAATAAAGAAGTTATGAGCATTTTAGAAGAAGTAAAAACTCTTTTATCACCTTTGAATTTGCCTATTGAAACAGGTGTTTATAAAGGTAAACCTGTGGATAGTTATATCGTTTTAGTGCCTCTCGCAGACGGCTTTGAGCTTCACGCAGATAACAAACCAAATGCAGATATACAAGAGGTGCGAATTTCTATTTACAGCAAAACAAATTATGTAGCACTAAAGAATAAAATCGTGAAGTTGCTTTTCAGTTTTGACTTTGCGATTACAGACCGAAGATACATCGGTTACGAGACTGAAACAGGATACTACCACTATGTGGTAGACACCGAAAAAAATTATGAATTGGAGGATTAAAATTTATGGCAACTATTGGTCTTGATAAATTATTTTATGCAAAGATTACGGAGGGTGAAAATGGTGAGGAAACCTATGCAACTCCCATTCAGCTTGCAAAGGCTATCTCCGCAGATTTGTCTGTAGAACTTGTGGAGGCAACGCTTTATGCAGACGATGGAACAGCAGAGGTAGCAAAGGAATTTAAGTCGGGTACTCTTTCACTTGGTATTGACGATATTGGTAACACTGTAGCATCCGACTTAACTGGTGCGGTTATTGACAAAAACAACGTAGTCATTTCCGCAGGTGAGGATGGTGGTGCTCCCGTAGCTATCGGCTTTAGAGCTAAGAAAGCAAACGGCAAGTATCGTTATTTCTGGCTTTACAGAGTGGTGTTTGGTGTGCCTTCAACTAACCTTGCAACAAAGGGTGATAGCATTACTTTCTCTACACCTACCATTGAAGGTACAGTCCTTCGCAGGAACAAGCCTGATACTCGTGGTAAACATCCGTGGAAGGCAGAAGTTACCGAAGGTGATACTTCAAATACAACCATTGTAGCAAACTGGTATAAGTCGGTTTACGAGCCTGAATATACCACTGCAGCAAAGTAAATAAGGAGGATATAAACTATGGCTAACGAAAGAAGTGCAATTATTAAGGTTGGTGAAAAGGAGTACGAGCTTCTTTTAACTACCAAAGCAACAAAGGAAATCGCAGGACGTTATGGCGGTCTTGAAAATCTCGGTGACAAACTTATGAAGAATGAGAACTTCGAGCTTGCTATCGGTGAGATTGTGTGGCTCATTACCGTTCTTGCGAATCAGTCTATTCTTATTTACAACCTTTCTCATAAAGATGCACCGAGGGAACTTTTAACTGAGGACGAGGTAGAACTTTTGACTACGCCTTTTGATTTGGCTAGTTACAAGGTTGCTATCACCGAAGCTCTTTATAAGGGTACAAAAAGAAATATCCAAAGTGAGAATACCGAAAAAAACGTGAAGGTCGAGTAAGTGACGAAGAGTTGTTTACTCGGCTTTTATATTACGGCTTAGCACATCTCCACTTATCACAAGACGAGGTGTGGCTTATGCCTTTTGGTCTGCTCCTAGACCTTTGGGAATGTCATAAACAATTCAATGGAATGACAAAGCCAAGAGTGGATAGGACGATAGATGACATTGTTCCGTATGGAATATAAAACGAACAAGGAGGTGAGATAATGGCAGACAATTTTGGACTTAAGATAGGTCTTGAAGGTGAAAAAGAGTTTAAAAAGGCACTAGCAGACATCAATTCACAGTTTAAGGTTCTAGGCTCTGAAATGCGTCTTGTCGAGTCAGAGTTCGGTAAAAATGCCACCTCCGTAGAAGGTTTAACAGCACGTAATGAGGTACTTGCAAAACAAATCGATGCACAAAAGTCAAAGATAGAGGTTTTGCGTAATGCCTTACAAAATGCTGCAGAGTCCTTTGGCGAAAACGATAAGCGTACACAGGCTTGGCAAATTCAACTTAATAACGCTCAAGCAGAACTAAATAATATGGAGCGTGAATTAAGACAAAACGAAGATGCCCTAGAGTCCACATCTGATGGTTTACGTGATGCCGAGAAAAACGCTGACGAGTTTGGTGATGAAGTAGAGGATGCAGGTAAACAAAGCGAAGATGCTGGTGGTAAGTTTGAGGGGTTAGGTACTACTTGTAAAGCAGTAGCTGCCACACTTGCCGCCGCCTTTGCTGCCGTATCTGCCGCCGCCATTTCTGCAGGTAAAGCACTTATTGATATGACAACAGAGGGTGCGGCCTATGCAGATACCGTTCTTACCGAATCAACCGTTACGGGTATTGCAACGGATAAACTGCAAGAATATATGTACGCAGCCGAGCTTGTGGACGTATCTACTGAAACATTGACTAAATCAATGGCAAAGCAGATAAAGAGCATGAAAGCCGTACAAGACGGAACGAAGCTCTCTGCTGAAGCATACGAAAAACTAGGTGTTCAGGTTCTTAATGCAGACGGTTCTCTTCGTGATAGCGATACTGTTTATTGGGAAGTAATCGAGGCACTTGGCAAGCTTGAAAATGAAACCGAACGTGATGCACTTGGTATGCAAATCTTAGGTAAATCCGCACAGGAATTAAACCCTTTGATAGAAGCGGGTGCGGAACGAATGAAAGAACTAGGCGAACAGGCACGAGAAGCAGGATACGTTGTAGGAGACGATATGCTTGCGGCTTACGGTGCTTTGGACGACCAGATCCAATACTTAAATGTTGGGACTACGGCAGCTAAAAACGCACTAGGCACTGTGTTGCTTCCAATTCTTACTGACCTTGCTACAGACGGTGTTGACCTTCTTGGTGAGTTCAGTAATGGTATTCTTGCAGCCAACGGTGATATTGGTGCGATGTCCGATGTTATTGGGGATATTCTTCCAAAAGCACTCGGCTTGATTATGCAGTATGTTCCAGAACTTTTAGAGATTATTGGTGAGGTTGTAGGTTCGCTTGGTAAGGCTATCGTGGATAACTTGCCGATTATAGTAGACTCTGCAACGCAGATAGTTTTCTCTATTCTAAACGGCTTGATTGCAGCCTTGCCACAGATAGCAGATGGTGCTTTGCAGCTTGTTTTAGGACTTGTAAACGGAATACTTGACCAGTTACCACTGCTTATAAAAGTGGCAGCACAGGTTATTGTTACGCTTGCAAACGGTATAGCTAAATCAATACCGAAACTTATACCAACACTTGTGAAAGTGGTAGTAGAGGTATGCACAACTTTAATTGAGAATTTGCCTTTGATTTTGGATGCAGCACTTCAGCTTATTATGGGACTTGCTCAGGGTATTCTTGATGCCATTCCTGTCTTGATTGAGGCTCTGCCTGAACTTATTATGGCAATTATTGATTTTATCCTTGATGCCATACCGCAAATCATAGATGCAGGTATTCAGCTTTTAACTTCACTCGTAGATGCTTTGCCTACCATTATTTCAGCAATTGTGGCAGCAATACCGCAGATTATTTCTGGCATTATTACGGCAGTTTTGGAAGCAATACCTTTGATTATTGACGCGGGTATTAGACTTTTAACCGCACTCATTGATGCCTTGCCAACTATTATTCTTACGATAGTGGAGGCAATACCGCAAATCATACACGGTATCATTACAGCCATTATTGATGCAGTACCGCAGATTATAGAAGCTGGTATTACGCTTTTAACTTCCCTTGTGGGAGCATTGCCAGACATCTTGATTTCTATCGTTGAAGCAATACCTGAAATCATTAACGGAATTATAGATGCTCTCCTTGATAACATACCGCTTTTAATTGAAGCAGGTGTTACCTTGTTTATGGCACTGATTACCAACTTGCCAACCATTATCATTGAGCTTGTAAAGGCAGTACCGCAAATTTTGTCGGCTCTTGTCGA